TTAATGCACCGCCTCTGGAAGTAGAACTTGATTCTGGAAAGAAAACCTCAATACAATTAGGGAATTAGAAATACGCTTATGAGACACAATCGAAAAAAGAGAAGTTGGTATATGGGCTTGCTAGTCTTGCTCACAATGGGGCATTGTTCATGCTCACACTCGCAATCACCTTCCCAATCCTCATCTGGGCAGACATCCCAGACGTTATGGTACAAACATTCGTCCCCGGATAAGATGGGACAGGGGTTAAACTCCTCTGGGGGATCGTTGATATTGCAATCTCTCCGAAGGAAGCGGCAGTCCTTTCTACAGGCGGACTCGCATTCATCCTCCTCCACCCAGTCATTGCCATCGTCCAATACGTCCTTACAGGCACAGTATTCAGAAAGTAAAGAAGCACCTATTATAGAGACTAAGTAACATGAGTTTAACTATCGCAGACCTTGGCGTTATCGCTGTAATATTCGCCGCAATTTGTTCAGGTGCAGCTTGGATACTTAATAACGTAGTTATGGCTAGGGTTGACCAACTCGATAAAGCAATAGGGCGAAACTTCAAGCAAGACGAAGAGGACAGTAATGGTTTAGGTGCTAGGATTGAGCGGTTAGAAGCTCATTTTCATAAGTTTGAACTTCAGGTTAGTGACCAGTATTCTAAAAAGGAAGAGATCCGAGAGCTTAAAGTGGAACTCAAAGAACTTGAGAAGAAGATGGATAACCAACATAAAGAGGTCATGGAAACTTTGACCAAACTGATTAAGTAACCGTAAACGTGTTAGCTAACGTAAAACTCATCCAATCTTTCAATAAAGGCCTTGTCCACAAATGGGATCGGGTTCAGGTAGATACTTTTTGCAAACTGCTTGTTATAGAGTATGATGAGTTAGCCGCCTACCTAAACATGAAACCTTGGACTTTCAAGAACTGTTTGAAAGATAATAAACTTCCGGGGCCTGCCTGCGTTCTCCTTGACCTTTGGGAAAATTACTATAAACATATTACCTTAAACGAAGAGTTAAAGGATTACCCATCTCCGGTTCAACATGATAGATTACGAAGTTCTCAAGAAGTTTAAGACGACCAATAAGTCTTTAAAAGCCTTTTTTCTAGCTAGAGAAAAGGACAACCCTCCTGAGGCCGAAAGTTTGGTTGAACGGGAGATTGCCCGTCTAGAATCCTTACGAGAGGATGAAGGCGAGGATGAACCCCTCAGCGAGAAAGCTGAAAAACAGGTCCGTAAAGAGTACCTCCGTAAACTTGTTGCAAAAAAAGACAAGTGGATCCAAAACATACACGATCGTTTAGATGAGGGCCGTCTATGGAACCTTAACAACTATCGGTTTTACTTCGCTGCCGACTTAGCTTTTGATGGACGTCCTGTAGTGAACGAGACAATCCCCCTTACTTTGTACGCTCAGAACAAGTTAAACGTCCAAGAGTGTGCCAAACAACTAGAGGAAGTTTTAGGAGAGGACGAAGCGAAAGAGTACATCATAAAGGAATCTGGAGGAAAAACTTCTATTGATTTAGGTCGTTTTTCTGAGTCAGCTCTTAACTTGATACGCCCCTTCGTAACTCGCAGAGTAGCGGCTCAAACTAACCGATTTGCCAACCTCTATCCTTTTTTCAAATACGAACCGAGAGCCAAAACCCACGTTGGTAATTTACGGTCAGATGCTGTTTCTCAGCGAGTAGAGGTTATAACTGACCAATACGGATACCGTCCAGAATTTACTCAGTGGCTTAGGAAATGTTTCCTTCACGGGCACACGGTAGCTTTTGTTGAATCTGCTTGGGATCGAGAAAAACAATACCGAAAGAATTTTTTAGAAAGCACTTCAGATGCTTGGGAACTTGAGGAAGTCATTACAAAAGAGGGGGTTAAGTTCGTTACACCTCACCCGTCTAGAGTTTTCTATGATATGGCATCCCCTCTATCCTCTGTCAATTACGACAACGGGGTTGAATACCTAGGTTTTTGGGATGTGGTTCAAGCTAAGGATATCCAGAGAGATTCTGGGTATTTTAATCGTAACGAGATAAAAACAGCCAGCGCCCTTGACGATCTTTACACATCCTATCAATCTTTCTTTGATGCGTACTACCCAGATACAGTAATCAAGTTTCCAGCACCTACAGAGTCTGCTACTCAAATAGCTCTTAAGAACGAGCGCAAGACTAATACCGGATTACTTACTGACGCTGAGGACGACCAAGCGGTTTTCCTAGCTACTTACTATGAAAAGGTTATTCCTAAAGATAAAGGGTTTGGGGACTACCCGCACCCTGTTTGGGTTAAGCTCGTTATTGCTAATGACGATACAGTGGTCCATGCAGAAATTCTTCCGTCTACTCCGGCAGCTTATATGGGCTACAATGAAGATGATGGCAGACTTCTCAATGCGGGAATGGCTCATGAGATCCTACCATATCAGGATCAGGCGGACAACCTTATGAGTCAGCTTGTCTACTTAATGCGTTTAGAGTCTTTCATGATTCTTGCCATTGACGTAGACAGTTTAGAAGATGATGCCCGAGAGTACATCAAAAAGTTTGTTAAGACTGGACGTTTCCATTCCGAGGCCCTTATTGCTGAATATAGTTCTGGGGATGAGGAAGAGCTACGAGGTAAAAACCCAGTGAGGGATTCTCCTTTTAAGTTCCAGACGTCAGACCTACATGCTCAAATAGCAGAGACTTTCAGAGGTATCACTAACATTATCGGCCTTCTTGAGAAGACTCAGATGTTTAGCCCTCAGGAACTTGGACAGTTTGTTGAGCGGGAGGTATCCGCTTCAGAGGTTGTAGAAGTAGCCAACACTACAACGGCTCTTTTCAACTTTACGTCTCAAGGCCCCGATGAGTTCAGAGCCGCTATGAAACGTATCCTGTACGAATCCTTGATGGCTTCTGGGAAGAACGAAGTTTACGTCCCTATTGTAGATACCTACCCAGACGACGTTATCCGAGCTGCTGGTTTTAAAGTTACAAACCCCGAGGAGATCGAAAACTATGACGTTCAATCTAACCTCCTTGAGGTACAACAGACCATTACGGGTTCAAAGAACTCTCTTGTTCACGACTACATCTTCAACTCTAGGGATGGTGCGGTACGTACGCAGTCTGTAGAGGCGGCTCAAGCTATATTCCAGTTCCTAGGAACAATAACAGGCAATGAGGCTATGGTTAAAGCTGTTGGTCAAAAACAACTGTTCGAGATGATAACCGAGGCCTTTAGGCTTTCTGGAACTACCATAACTCTTAAACTAAATCCTGAGAGTGAAGGAGACCAACAAACTCCTGAGGGAGCTCCTTCTATGGAAGAGATTTTACAAGTTATCCAGCAGAATGCACAAGGAGTCCAAGAACTCGATGGAGCAGTTACTCAGATAGCCCAACAGCTGCAACTACAACTAGGGACTCAACCACCAGCTCCTCAGAACCCAGTAGACGCAGCACAACAACAAGAACTTGCACAACAACAAGCGATACAGGACCAAAGTCCTACTCCGCAATCGGCCATAGGCCCTCCTAACATATAACAACATACATTATGAGCAAAACCCAAGAGACTGAAAACGAAGAGGTAGAGAACGAAGAATATATCAACCCGGTTGATATGTCTTTTATGTTAGACACTCCAGAACCACCTACGAAAAGGTACAGCCCTGAAGAGGCTAGACTTTTAGGTATTGACCAAGAAGAAGAGGAACTTTCTGTATTTAGCCACAAAGGGCGGAGTGTTGCTGAAACCCTACGTCGTATTGAGGGCAATAAGAATCTAGACTCTAATCCTCCCGAAGAGGTTGATGAGGAAGCCGACACTCCGAAAGACAAAACTTCTAAGGAAAAGAAGGATAAAAAGAACAAGGAGGATAATTCCACCAAGGTCTCTGACGATGAGTCTGATGAGGCTGACGAGGAAGTCGTTGATAGAAAACCTTCCATTAAAGAAGCTTTTACCGACGATGATTTTAAACCCGACTTCGAGGGTTTTGATTCTAAAGAGAAAACCCAAGCCGAGGAGGAAGTTTCAAAAGAGGATGCCGAGTTTATATCTACGTTGACACTTTCCGAAAAACAATCTCTCGACGTCTGGAAACACGCAGAGTCTAAAGATCCAGCCTACAAAGGTAGAGCCGCAAAACATCTTGAATATCTGAAGGGGTTGAAGGCTAAGGCCAAAGAATTATTAGCCGAGGATCCAGATACCCCTCTTTCTGATAACCCAGACTTTGAAGATTGGGTATCCCAGCATAAACCCAAAGTAGATCCCGAAGAATTCCAGATGCTGGGTCAGGATTACTTGATCGATCAGGCTACCAAAAGAGCTGAGAAAAACATCGAGGAAAAGTATAAACCCCTCAAGGACAAGATCCGGGATTCTGAGAACAAACCTAAGTTGGAAAAAACCGTTCAAAAATACGTTAGCAACTTAGTGGACTATCTACCGGACAGTTTGAAAAAGGCTTACCAAGAGAACGGGTTTGACGACGAGGGTGTTAAAAAAGTAGCAGAATCACTACCTATAGAAACCGCTGTGGCAGGAAGAGAATTTCAGGAAACTCAAGAAATGGGCAAGTCTCTTATGGAGTTGCGTCTAGGTCTTGCTGAGTATGATAAGGACAATCCAGTTCAAGCAGAACTCAGTAACAAGATTATTCAGTTCGGGAAAGACATGGTAGCACACCCCGAAGGAGAGAAGGTTTTGAAGCAGGGTGACAAGTTCTTTATGCCTAGAGAGAAGTTCTTTTCTCTATCCAGAGAAGAGCAAGCGAAACACTGGACTTTCTCAGATCAAGACCTGTTAGAACTCCTTGCGGTTGACATGAAAATACGTATTGAAAACGGGATTAAAGACGAGGTTTCTTCACAAGAAACTATGCTTACTCGCTCTTTAAAGTCCCGAGGTTTATCAGATGCAGAGATTGATAGGATACTTAGAGGGGCAAATGCTAAGGAAAAACCAAAAACTAAAGAATCTGATGAGGACATAAAGCCTAAGTCTAAACGTCCTTCTAGAGAGCCCGGGAACCAAGTGTCTAAGAATAAACCGACAGGTAACTCTTTGTATGACGCTATGTTGGATCCAGAGTTTCCCGACGACGTTTAACAAGGATAACCTAACACGTTAATTTTTTAAGTCTCTAATAAGAAACAGCTTGCAAAATACTTTTTAGAGGCTTAACTTGTTATAGAATTAACTTATCTAAAAACAAAATATGAAACACTAAAATTATGTCAGATATATTCAGTCAATGCGGTCCCCGTATCATAGACGTCTCAAACTCTTGTGACGGATCTCTTACGAAAGCGGACATTACAGGGTTAACCCCCGCCAAGATGGAGGAATTGAAAGATACAGCTTTCATGGAATTCTTCTTGTACCGTCAAACAACCATGGCTCGTATGAGTGGTGTTCGTGAGAATTCTATGTGGGATCTTATGATGTCACGTATCTCCAACGTTAAGGGCGAGATCAGCAAGCAGAACCTCGGTCCTAACAAATCATTTTTCCTCCCTTATATCTTGAGAGAGCAAGAGGATCTTGTTAATGCAAATGCTTTTCAGATCGAAGCTGGTGTCGTTGACCCAGACGCAGGAACTACTGTTAATGGAGTTTACCACCCAATCGGTGCTTGGAAAATTACCATTAAAGCTTCTGCTTCTCCTTGGACTTCTACGATTTCAAACCTCGAGCGTTATGCTCTTCCGGGTGAGTACGTTGTTGTTCTTAATCTCTCAGCTTCTGGAACTGTAACAGAACCTTATTACAAGGTAATTACTTCCGTTAATGCGAACGCTGGTGGTATTGAAAAGGCAGACATTATCCTTGCTCCTAACGTTACTGACGCTAAGTGGGCTAGTATGACAGCTGCTGAAAGACTTCCTTACCAAGCACAAGCTGGGGTTGTTCAAATGGGAGCTAACTCAGTATCAGACTATGAGTCTTGGTGCTACAATCAGCCTTCTGATCTCAGCAAGCGTCTTATTGCTTTCTGGCCTCAGACAATGCGTTACACTCGTTGTTACGACGATTTGTATGAAGATTTCTTGAAGCGTATTTTCGCTGGTCAAGTAAATCCATACCTTGAGCGTTTCAAAGAACTCCCAATGTCTGAGCAGAACAAGCGTATGTATGCTTTGTATCAGCGTAAGATGATGAACACGTTCTGGTACGGTCAGCAGATTGACGAACACCAAACAGTTGAAGACTACAAGAACTTGCCTCAGGTAAGAGACCCTCGTGGGAACAACGGTTTGATTGAATATAAGTCAAACGCAATCGGTGTACGTGAGCAGTTACGTGGATGTAACCGTCTTGTTGACAACCTCGGTCAAAAACTTGACATCAACTATCTTGAAGAACAACTATACAGCTTGAAGCGTTACCGTGAAGTTGATGGAGGTTCCGTAGACAGTATCGATATCATGACTGACAAGTCTACAGCTAATCGTTTGAAGACTCTCTTCAATGATTACTACAAGAAACGTTACGGCATGGACTTGACTCGTAACGCTAACCTTGGACAGAAGATCACCTTCGGTCAACAAACTATGTGGAATGTTAACTCTTACGAGTTGGATGAAGCACAGATCATGTTGAATGTAATCGTAGATCCTTTCTTCGCAGATCACAAATCACATTTCACAGGGAACCTTGCTTCTCGTGGTAATATGTTAGTGGCCGTTGACTGGAGCGATTTGTCTATGGGTGTAGCTGGTGTTAATAGCCGTAAGAGCCACACTCCTGACATTGAGTCTGATCCAGACTTCAAATGTATCATCGAAGCGAACATCACTCACACAGAGATGGAATCCACTAAGATGACTCCGATACTCGGAGACACTAAACGTCACTTCATTCTTGAGAATTTCTCAGACGAGTGCCCAGTGTATACTTACGAGGATTGCGCTGCAACTTCTTAACCTAACGGGGGCGAGGGTTAAACTCCTCGCCTTCCTTTTTATTTAAGGAAAATTTATAAGTATGAAAAATTTCAAGATACCAAAAGTCACATTGACTGGCGGGGGAGCGGCTGAAGTTATTGCTTCAAAAGCTATCCCTTTTGGTCAAATGTTGTACTTCAAGGTCAAGCTTAGAATCAAAGACGTTACAACTGAGGAAAACGGGTTACACTTTATCTCTGGTGTTATTAAGAACGCTCCCGCTGCCGTAGCCGGCTCTGGGATCGCTCCTTCTAACGGAGGTTCAGGTTATTCAAATAACACAGCTGTAGCTACTACTGGTGGGAGTGGAACAGGCCTTACGGTCGATACGACTACTTCTGGTGGAGTGATTACAAGTTTTACCGTCAACGCTGGTGGGGTTGGCTATGAGCCCGGAGATGTTATTACAATCTCTGGAGGTAATGGTGACGCTATCTACCGACTTGTTGCAGCTGACTTAACTTCTACATCCATTGTAGGAACTAACGACGCTGTCAAGTTTGAAGACGCTGCTTACACAGTAACTGTAACTGCGAACGACACTCTCAAAACACTAGAGGTTAAGGCTACCCCTGCGGCAGCCGATACAATCTTCGAAGGAGTTTTGGAAGTTGAGCAGTTTACCGACATTCCCGTGTAGTGTATAACGTGTAAAAATACAAACCTTCGAACCCTCGTGCTTGACAAAGTCCGAGGGTTCTTTACTTTATATTATTGATGATAACTAAATACTATTTGACTGAGAGGGCTAAACACCCTGTAAATCTCTCCCAAGGGACTACTATTAACTTTGAACTTTGCTCCGTATCCGCTGGGATGTATCTAGGAGTATTTTCAACTGACGATGCAGAGATTATAGAGGCTTTGAAACCTATTATCTCTAATCCTAAATCTGGAATTACGGAAATTGATAAAGCCGAATACAATCAGATGGTCGGAAAAAAAAAGCCCTTACACTCCTCTCTAACAACCTTGGAGCAGCCAACAAATCTCCAACAAGTTATTCTAGCGGGTCCTCCTCAAGAGGCTCCGGTTGTAGAACATGTGGGACAGGAAGATGGTGAAGAAAAAGAAAGTCTTTTCACGAAGGAAGAACTTAGCGAGGTATCAGCTCTTTCGGAGGATATCGGAGAAGAAGCTTCAGAAGCTGTTTCAGAATTTGCTACATCTTACCGACAACTCGCAGAGTTCACAGGAGAATCGGAGGACAAGCTTAAAGACCTTGCAAAAGAGGAGGGAGCTCCTAAGAGAGACCCTAAAAAAGGACACAACGTCGACGCTTGGGTCGCATACTTAAAGGATTAAAATGACCTATTTGGAGTTCAAGGAATTAGTAAAAGACAACGCAACAGGAGGCAAAGACCGGACCGACGATCAGTTGATCCGCACCGTAGCCACCTTTGTACGAGCTAATTATTCCCGAGAGTTCCTAAGAGATCTTACTTCCTATGGCTCCCACAAAGGGAGTTACGACAGTGCGAGAAACGACTTGGTGGGGTATAAAACTTCATTGAGTCTTTCTGACGTACAAACCCAAGTAAAGGATTTTCTATCTGACGCCCACTCAGAGTCCTTGTTTATTTCCACAATCTCTAAATTTGTTAAGTCTAATATTCTTTCAGAAATAGAGCAGAATCAAGAACTTGCAATGGTTGTACGGTCTTCTTATGAAAAAGATCGTTTTCGCCTTGTTGGGTATGAAACAGCCCTTTCGGATATTGACTTACGTAACAAGGTAAGAGTTTACCTCCCAGTCGATAAAGACCGTCAGAATACGATCGATTACGTCGATGCTATGATCGAAGAAGGGAAGCAGGATATTAAAGCCCTCGGCGAGTGGATGGATGAACAGATTGAAAAATCCCTACTTGATATTGAAGGTTTTGATGTATTTATCGACCAACAGATCCGACAAGGACTCCTTGACCTGCAACACTTTATACCCGAATACCGATTAGAAAATTCTAATCTATACGTCGCTTCTGACATGTTCCCTGTAGGGAACGCCTCTGAGGGAACTTTACCAGAAGGAGCGGTACCCCTCACGGCTACTTTAAGATATCCCGGACTTGAGGATATTTGTGGTTGCCAAGTACGGTTCGTCCCTTGGAACTTAAAAGATCAAGTTATCTGTAATTCCTGTAACTGTGAACCTGTTATAACCTTTGACCCGAGAGGTTCTAAGTTCCTAGTATATCCTCAATTACTTGGGGATGTGGTAGAATTAGAGATCACTTGGGAAGGTACTAAACTAGATTACTCAGACGGGGATACAGTAGTTTTCAATGAAACAGCCGCTAAAGCTATTTCCTACTTTGTCCTAGTTCAGATTTACGGGTATGTAGAGGAAGCAGGGACAAAAGCGCAACCCGCTTCAGCAGCTTTCAAAGAATATCGACGCAGGCTTGCCTCAGCTAAGAAGAGAGAACGCAGACTCAATGTCGATAGAGGCCCCGCTACTTGTAGGGGAGCGGAACCTTTTAGCCCTATTATTTTGACACAACCACAAGGTCAAGTAATCGCTCAAGGCGGAACACTCACTTTAGGCGTGGGAGCTATAGGCAATCCCGGAATAACTTACCAATGGTTTAAGGTTTAATATGGCAGAGATTACAGACGAGACTAACAGCGAACTTGTTATAGAAAACTTTCAAGCTGCGGATGCGGGAGACTATTACTGCGTAATTACTAACGACGAGGGCTCGGTAGAGACTACTCATGTGACAGTTCAGCTGGCTACAATCCCTGTAATTTCTGTACAACCCATTGCACAAACTGTCGACCTTGGAGCTGTTTTAACTTTCTCGGTTACGGCGACTGGACTACCAGACCCTTCGTACCAGTGGCAAAAAGATGGCGTAGATATTGCGGGGGAGACTTCTTCTACCCTAACTATCGCTGCGAGCGTAAAGACCGATGCTGCTGATTACAAATGTATAGTTTCTAATATTGCTGGGAGCGTTACAAGTGATACTGTTTCCGCAACTATTGAGTATGCACCAGAATTTACAGCCCATCCACTTCCGACTTCACAAGCTGCAAACGTAGGAGGAGGACTCTCTTACTTCGTTACTGTGGACGCAATCCCTGCCGCTACTTACCAATGGGAACTTGACGGAACTCCTATAGGGGGTGAAACAGCTTCTACTTTGACTTTGTCAAATGTACAAATAGCCGACGGAGGAGCTTATACTTGCGTAGCTACCAACACTAAAGGCTCCACAGAATCAAACGCAGCGACCCTTGCAATCATTGCAGACGCTCCTTTCTTTACCGATCAACCCGATACGGATGTTGCCTCTGTCGGAGATAATGTTCTCTTTGAGTGTGTTGCAGCTGGAGCTGAACCTATGACTTACCAATGGTATAAAACAGCTGTGGCTATTGGAGGAGAATCCGGTTCGACAACTTCAGGAGCTACGATATCTTTGAGTTTGACAAATGTTCAAGTCGCTGACCAAGGAGCTTATACTTGTAAAGTTACTAACGCAGTAGCTACTACAGAGAGTGCCGTGGCCGTGTTGTCTATTGGAACTCAAGCGCCTTCAATACTCGTGCAACCTGTTTTACAATCAGCAACTACTGGAGGCACTGCAATATTTGTTATTGAAGCCGCTGGAGAACCGGACGTGACTTTCACTTGGAAAAAAGGAGGAACTCCTCTATCCGCAGGAGGAGATATTGGTATTGTAGACGACACCGTCTCTGGACATCAAAGATCTACTCTTACTATAAGTAACATAGACGTCTCAGACGTTGACGATTACTTATGCACCGTAGCGAACGCAGCAGGGTCAGTCGATTCTACGACAGTTCCTCTTTTTGTAGATAGCTTACCCGTTATCACGTTACAGCCTATCAACGAGTCTATTGACGCTTACGATGATGTAACGTTCTTAATCAATGCGACAGGCTCTCCTTTACCGACATATCAATGGTATGTAGAAGCGGGCAGCGTAAATCTTGATTTTAGTAGTCCTACAGATGAGGTAACTCTAACGGGAGACCAGCTTACCGACGGAGACATTTTTGTTTTCACTGCGGGACAGCCCGGAGAGTTTAGTGCTGCAACTCAATACTTTGTCATAAACAACTCTTATGGCGGTGGGACAAATACCTTCCAACTGAGTACCTCTCGAGGGGGTAGTGCTGTTGACTTTACAACCTCTCCGACTGGAGTTGCTTCGGCCTTGAGTTCTTTGATCGGTGGAGAAACTTTGAATACCTACACCATTACAGGAGCGGATCCTGCGATAGATGGTTCTGACTACTTCTGTCAAGTAATCAATGCTGCTGGGGAAGTTCAGTCAGATGTTGTAACTCTTGACGTGTTATCAGCTCCATACATAACCTCGGATCCCTTGACCCAAACCCTAGACGCAGGGTTAACCCTTAACCTTTCCGTGGCAGTGACTGGGTCTTCTCCACTGACTTACTTGTGGGAATACTCCGCTGACGGAGCTACAGGTTGGGCAGACGTAACAGCCCTCCCCGGAGACTCTGGACAAGGGACAGCTAATTTGTCTTTCACTGCGATCACGCAAGCTGACCACCAACAATACTACCGTTGCACGGTCAGTAATGGGGCTGGTTCTGTTATCTCATCTAGTGCCCAGGTTACAGTTAATGAATCCGCAGCGGCCCTAACCACTTCAAATAGTGCTCAGTTTCTAGCACAGACGGACGGACTCGATGTTAGCTACTTCTTTACAGGGGCTCCTGCGCCTAGTGTTGTGTGGGAATACGACTCTACTGGCGGAGGTGTTTGGGTTACTCTAAATGACGCTGACCCAAGTCCTTCCGCTTCTGGAACCGTCACTATCACGGATGCGGCGGGATCTTCTCGACTGCAAATAAGCAACCTTCAAAACGGAGACGAGTTCGAATACCGTATAACAGTTACGAATACCGGAGGTTCTGACAGTGATACCTTTGCGTTAACTGTCCTTACGGCAGCTCCGTCAGTTTCAGCAAATCCAACTAACCAGTCTGACGCCTCCCCTCCTGTGATCTTCTCTTGCACGGGAACGGCCACTGAAGGAGAAACTCTTGACTATACTTGGGAAGAGAATACCGGAGCTGGTTTCGTAGCAATCCCTTCGGGAGTAGATTACTCCGGGGAAGACTCTATGACTCTGACCGTCACGAACACAGGACCAAAAATAGGCTACCTATACAGATGCGTAATCTCGAACGAGTTTGGTTCTGTTAATACAACTTCTGCAACCCTCACCGCATAATGAGTTACACACAAGCAACTACTATAAAGAGGATCCCAACTGGGAGACCTCTAACTCCTAAAGAGCATGACGAGAATCTCGAAGCTATCGACACGACCAACACTCGTATCCAAGCTGAGTTTGATTTACGTACTCCAGTAGGGGTTATAAACTTGTGGAGTGGCTCAAGTGCTGCGATTCCGACAGGTTGGGTTCTTTGCAATGGGGGAACTTATAACGGACAACAGACTCCAGACCTGCGGGCAAGGTTTGTTGTTGGTGCAGGTTCCGGTTCTGGGTATACGGATGGCCAGACAGGAGGGTCGGACGCTATCGGGAACCATGCCCACACGAACCCGAATACTAACGCACACCCTCTTGTTGTATCTGAAATACCTCCTCATACGCACCAGCTTGCCAGCAACATTGCCAGCGGGGGTAACGAAATAGGATCCAAGAACCCAAATGCAGAGCGGTTCGCTCTGACAACATCAACTACTGACGATGGGTCTTCTAGCGGGTTAGCGGGACAGGGACACGTCCACGCTCAAGGAAACACAGGAGGAGCTGGGGCTCACGACAACCGTCCTAAGTTTTATGCTCTTGCTTATATCATGTTCGTAGACTTTACTCAACCTGCATAATGCCAGCGATACAATTCAAACCCACCAAAGGCGGGGACTTAGTCACTAAGTCCTCTGCTGCTACAATAGGTCTTGCTAACTACACCACGAAACGTAATTTCCGTAGGGAATACGATCAGGAAGTTAGACGAGAGGGTGATGTTTTGTTTCGGCCTAATAAAGACTTACCTCTTGATATACAAGCGTATCCTCCTTTACCCTCAGACGAAGAGATTAATTTGATTTACTCTGGGAGGTCTCCTAGAGGGACTCTCGCTCTTGTCATTGCGACGCCTACTACAATTTTCAGGTATCTGGGAATTGACGACGTAGCAACTTATTTTGAAGAACCCTTTCTCGGAGCTACAGGGCCTGACGCAGTTGTAGGGAACTACCCTGTTTTTGGAGCTGAGGTTTCGGCCGTCCAAACCACGCACCAACAGATTACAATCAAAGGTAAGTGGACAGAATATAGTCCGACAAACCCGAACGGGATGTCTTTGGGACAAACTATTGATATCCTAGACGGCACTGTGACGACCCACACTCTTACGGTTGTTGGGATTTCTTACAACAACGCAGTACTTCCCCAAGACCGAGAAACAACTTTTACGGTAGCAGAAAATATAACAGGCCTAGGCATACTTCCCGGAGATACTTTGATTGGCCCGGATACGATCTACCCCGTGTATTCTACCGACGCAAGTGACCAGTGGTTAGAGATTAACCCGCCTCACGACCCTACAGATTCTCAATCCTCTAAATACAAGTTTTCCAAACTCGGCCACCGCTGGGAAGTTGAGAACATTAGTGGGACTTTAGTTTTTAACAATGGGTATGATTTACCTATTGCTTACAATATCGACGACCTCTCCGTAGAGTTTCTTTTTGAGCTGCGAGAAAACGGGTATGGGTTTGTTGATAATATCGACGAGACCAACGGTCTTTTGATTGCAGCGGATGTGTCTGAGATTAGTACCAATGACCTTGAAGAAATAATGAATACGAGTGACATCACTGGTATTAATGGACAAAACGCTGCAATCCAACCTTTTCTTGACATAACAAAATCTACTCGGACACAATACCGAATGATAGGCTCTCCTGTAGCAAACCCTAAACGTTGGGGTTCTATTGTTGAGGGTTCTATGGATGTCGGTACAAACGTGTTACGGACAAAGTTCCCAATGTTCTCTTGGACCTCGGGGGACGAGTTATTGATTCCTAGAGCTGGAGCTTCTTTGACTTATGCTCCTTGGGCTCCTAACGACACCTCTATTTGGGGGGCGGGAGTTACAGTTTCTTACGGAGGCACTCTTTATAAATCCGACAATGCCGGGACTGGGAGTGGACTTGCTGCAACCCCAGAAGCGGAAACAACAATTAACTGGATTTCACAAGGCACTGATTATAATCAAGATCTGATTACGACCTTGACTTCTGGTCCAAAAACTGTTTTAACTGTAGATATTGGAACCGCTCCTTCAGGAGTTCCCGGTTCTCATTTCACTTTTTTCTTAGCAGGCGTAGAGGTTACGTTAACAGAAGGGGTAGGCTTCACAGGGGCAACAACAACAACCCAACTAAGGGATGCCATAGTCACCAAACTTTCTACTGACCCCTCGCCTGATTTTGTTGAGCTACAAGCCGCTTATAGCTTTGCTGGCAGGAGCACAGATGAGATAGTTATAACTCCCGCAAGTAGTGGGAAGTCCCCCGGAGTTTACGGCATCGATGTTAATGTGTTATCTGGTGCGGAGATTGTCCGCCACGTAGAATATGGAGTAGTAGACAATGCAGGAGCCACAATTACTGATGAGATTGTTCAAAGAAACGATATATTGGAACTGGGACCCCAACCGTTTTCCTATGATCTCGATGATGATAGTAGTGGCATACTCCGTATGGAAGATGTCCAAGGGACTCTAGTTGTTTTCAAAGACACTACGATCTTCCTAGGAAGGTACACAGGAGATGTCGACGATCCTTTCACCTTCCGTATTGTTTACCGAGGTGAGGATACAATCTTTTGGAGATGGGGGCTTGTGAGAGTCAACGGGGACTACCTTGTTTATCCCGGACGTAACAAGTTCTTTAGGTTTGATGTAATCACTGCAAACCCAGTCCCTATGGAGAAACTCTCCCTATGTGACGACATCTTCTACAGCAATGTTGAGCGTGCCGACATGGAACGAGTCTATGGTTCAGTCAACACGATAACCTCTGAGATCTGGTGGAACTTCCCTAACGGGGTTACTGACAAAGCTTTGTGTTGGGATTACAAATTTAATACTTGTAGTACAGTTGACAAGTACTACTCAGCTTCCGAGTCTATTGAATCCCCTACAGAAGGTCAGTTCTCAGGTCCTTCGGAGCATTTGTTCGTAATGGGAGGGCCCGACGTAACGATGTATACCTACGGCAGAGCAAACCTCAAAAGAGATCAATTTGCTGGAGAGACTTCCATGTATAGTCGAGAAGGTTATTACGATATCATCCCTGCGAACTGGATTGATCGAGTTGCGTATACTCCGGTTCTATTATCAGGTTGGGGTATTGTTAACGATGAGTTTAACGAGAAAATACTCAAGAGATATGTTCTTATTTTGTCTTCTCAGTCGGACAACCCAGAGGTACGTATCAAGTTATATGGAACTTTGAACCCTTCCAAAACTCAAAAGCTTCTTGCGGACGTCCAACTCCCAGAACCAGACACTGAGAATTCTATCGAAACTTATTTCAAGGAAAACTACTACAGGGATGAGATCCTTATAGAAAATGATTTCCGAAACGCTGGGATTGCCACCCGTATTTACGATGTTGATATTGTAGATTCTGAGTCAGCCCCTAGAGATACAGACGCTTAATGCCTATATCTAGAAAAACACCTAAAGTAACCCGAAGCTCGTCTGAGGCTCTTGCTGCTACAAATCCCGATAATCTGCCAGAGGTCCCAATACCCGAGCTGCAACGTTGGTGGTTTGACGTGCGAAAGAATTTATTACAAGACTTGTATGGGACGGAAGACAACACCACCTTAAACGATCTACTGAGGAGAGTAGAGGAACTCGAAGCAAAGATTGAAACCCTTGGTTAGAGGACGCATAATTTAATAATTGAAAAACCCCGCAAACCAAGTAACTTGTTAATTATGAAAAGAAATTACAAAAAAGAATATGATTGTTACCATTCAAAACCAAAGGCCAAAAAACAAAGAGCGAGGAACAACAAAGCAAACCGAGACATGGGAACCTACGGCAACGGGGACGGGAAAGACGTGGCACATTCAAAGCCCGGGGCTAGAGGTCGTATCTACAAGCAATCACCTTCAGCTAACCGCTCATTCAAAAGAACCTCGACAGCCAAGAGGAAAAAGTAAATACTGGTAACATATTATGAGTGATATATTCGTCGACTCCCACAATTCTCCTGACTACAATATTGGAGGGTACACTAACGACTCTGACTACCTTGGGAACTCGTCTTCCCTCCAGTCTAGTAACTACGACCTAGACAGCGGTTATGATACGACGTTCAAGGCTGGCTACGACACGAACCAACCGGCGTTTAGGGAGAGTGACTATAACTTAAATCCCTACGCAACACCGAGTTCTAGTTCTAGTTCTAGTTCTGGGGGCGGAGGGTCTTCTGCGAACAAATCAGGAGGTACTTCGAGGAAAGGTCTGGGGGGAATAGACTGGACAAAACTCTTCATGGGGGGTGGGGGTCAACTTTTAGGAAATCTTGCTGGGGGGATAGGGGATCTTTTTATGGGTAACAAGGCAGCTAAAGCCGAAGACAAGAGACAGCAGGACATTCTCAATTTTGAGAAGCAGAAAGAAGCGACTCGGATTAAGAGGGAGGATGAAGCCCTCGCCCGTAACTTCGGAGGTATCGAAAGTGAGGTAACAGCTGATGCCGTAGGAAACTTCAGAAATTTAAGAAGCAATTCTCCTAGTTTCCAAGCTTTACAGGCTATAGGAAGAGGTCTCCAAGCTCAGTATAGACCGGCTGTTACTCAAGCTGCTCAGATAGTAAATAACTTGTTTGGTGGACAAGGTTTACAAGAGAGATTAACGAATGCCCAGCCTGTAGTAGACGCTACTGTAAATCAAGGTGCAGCAGAATCCAGAGCTCTTGATACGAGTTTACAACAAACTTACGCAAGGCTTGCAGCTCAAAATGCTGCTAGGGGGTACACAGGTACTAGTTCGGCTCAACAAGGACAGTTGGCTAGGGCCACAGTAGGTAATCGAGCACAAGCTAACCAAGCCGTAGCCGGAGCAAGCCTACAGGGACAACAACTTCTACAAAGTATCAAAGAAGACGACTATAACCGCCGTCTTGCGAGTGTCATGCTTCCGGGGCAATTAGCCCTTAACCAATTCCAGTTTGAGACCTTCCCAGACGAGCAAGCCCGTAACATTGTAGCCAGAAATATTGCTACACGAGGCACCGTTTTTGATACTCTGAGGGCTGGTAATATTAATCCGGGGAATCCTTTCGGGGGCACCTCAGGGGCAAGTATTTTTAACCAACCTATCGTTGAGCCGGGAATTGGGAACGTGTTATCTGGACTAGGACAAGCCGGGTCTCAGTATCTTGCAAACCAGCAGATGGCTAATGCTATAAGGGACCGAGAGAACCGTAACAACCAACAAGGAGTTACAACAGGAGGGTATCAAGTACCTACTAACACCTCTTTTAATTCCGGCCAAGCTCAGTTTAACGCAGGGACTACTGGATACAACTATTTTAATAACCCTCAGCTTGTAGGATAAAACATGGCCACGGCACTAGAACAACAATTTGCAATCGCCGATCGTATTGCTAATAACTTTGCTCCCATGCAACAAGCTCAGGCGTTTGAGAACCAGTTAGCCCTCGGCCAAGTATTGGACAGGGAGAAGGAGCAGCAGAAGTTTAGAGAGCTCGCAAAGGAAAACGAGTACTCTTTACAAAATCAGAAACTTGCTTTTGAGAACAACAAGGCTCTCGCTGACCAAGCTCGTAGAGACAGGGCTCTTTCCGAAGCAGCTCAGACGATAGGCTCTCTTAACCTGTCACCAGAAGAGCAGCAGAACGCCTTAGCTCAAATCGGTTCAGCTCCTGACGTTAGGAGTATTGCCAACCTCGTAGCGAACGTTAATCAGCAATCCCTCCTCCGAGGAGCTACCTCCGATGCTCAAGCAGCTTTAGGACTAGGCGGAGGCGTCGTGGACGAACTTCAGCAAAAAGGACCTATAGTGGGTAACCCCGAAATAGGAGCTCCTTTGAGTCCTTTTATCCAAGGACAAGGAGCAGTACTTCCAGAATTTATGCAAGGTCCAGCAGGGATCCCTCAGAATAACGCAGAACAAGTTGCATTAGACCGAGCCCTACAACAGGCTATTGCTACAGGAGATCGTAATGCTATCGCTCAAGTTCAGAACGAGATAGCTTTCAGAAACCAGAAGCTTGAACCACAGATCCAACTCCAGAGGCAAACACAAGCCGCTGACCAACAAGCTCAAGCCTCAATACGTGGAACAAACATAGAATCCTTGTTAATAGAGCAGGGTGTTGATCCTTCTACTGCTTCAGCTAGTGAAATTGGTTTTGCTCAACAGACTTTACAGAACAACAGAAACCTCGCTACTTACTTAAACTTCGACCAGCAGGAGAAAGACGTTTGGGCTCAGGCTACCGCAGTCAGCCCTGAGGCGGTCGCTTCCAAAGCCTCTACGCTAGACCCCTTAGGCTTAGAGGTTTTAGGAATCGATTCCGGCGATTATGAGGATTTTAAAGAGGCACTAAGTAAAGCGGGGAGTCTCGATGAATTAGAATTTTTCCTTCGAAAGAATGGGAACTATGAAGGCACTGATCGAGAGACTTTTGATGCCGTGGTCGCCGCTGCAACTATCGAAGCCCAGCCTTCAGCTGAGATTCAGAAAGCAATGCTTCGTCAATTAGGAGAAGTACGGGAGCAGAAAAACAAGTTCTTAGCTGAAAACCCAGAAGTCGCTTCTTTGTTAGGGCGCAGCCAAGAGACCACAGGCCCTAGCGTCGAGGATTTTGTAACAAAATTTAAAGGCTTACCAGCTGACGAAATCCAAGCGGCTATTACTTCTGCCACCCAACAAGGGAGAACTGACGTAGCTGAAGCTTTGACTAAGTTACTTGGTGGGAGTACAGAGGGGGGTAAAACTCCCGAAGCTAAAGCTGTGGCGAACCCAATAGGCTCCCCTAGTCCTTTCATCCCAACGATAACTCCCGTTGAAGATTCTACCATGCTCCAGAGAGCTTTAGCAAATTTAGTGCAGGGTGGGGGGCAGGCTATTGACCTTGCGGATAGAACTTTGTTATATGCCCCGAACGCTATAGGGGCTGTAATGCCAGGTTCTACGAGCCTAGAGGGTTTGACTAACTTCCCAGCAGAAGGGCAGGGGCTTTTAGGTACTGGTCTCCGAGACTATAACGAGGGCGCTTTTGAGGTAGGACAGCGGGCTCGGGCCGCTTACGACGCTTTACGCAATAGATAAGCTTGCAAACTGGTGGGGAGTACGTAGATTGTTTCTATGAGTTCTGTAGATCAAATCCTTGAAGCCCGTAGATTATTCAATCCTAAACTAACCCGTGCAGAGGTTGTTTCTTCTTTAGGGGCTTCCCGAGAACAGAACGGGACGGGGTTTGATGATGTCGAAGGTCTTGAGACCGAGTACAAGGATTACCTAAACGCAACTCGTGAACCTATTACACAAGTCGCTTCCAAGAACCTAAGTTCTGGGGTCGATATGCTCCAAGCAAACTTGCAAGGGGCTGGGGCTTTAGGTTTAGAAACCTTTGGTGTTCAAAAAGATACTCCGATCTTAGGGGGTGTTAGGAAGTCTCTTGAGGAGAGTGCTATCGCTAACATGGAGGAGGCGGGCCGTAACCAAACCACGATCAGTGGATTTACAGATATTGGTAGGACTGGTAACACGCTACGAGATATTGCTGACTTCGCCGTAGGAGGACTTGCTCAACAGGGTCCAGATTTAGTTTCAACAGTAGGCGCTGCTGTAGTCGGTGGTGGTATTCCCGGACTAGCTGCAAAAGCTGGAGTTCAGAAACTTGTTTCCGAAGGTGTAAAATCTAAAGTAAAGAGCTCCCTTAAGAAAAAGATTTTCAAAGACGACATCAAAGACATGTTCAAAGATGGGCTTATCGATAAAGCTCAAAAGAACAAACTAGAGGGAATACTAAGACAGTCCCCCGATACTTTTAGAATAAAAGCAACTCGTATGTTGCGAAAAGAAAAAGGCCAAAATCTCCCTAAGGGAGCTTTTGAAGCGACCTCTCCTAGATACCTTAACGAGTTATCTAAACTGTCAGCCCAAGGAGCTGCCTTTGCTGATGGGGTTGTTCAAGCTTCAGGACAAACTTTCAACGAACTTAACAACGAAGGTGTAGACTCCTTTAACCGAGTTGCAGCCTCTTTAAGTAATGGTCTTGTTTCGGGTTTCCTTGATTCCCTTGTTGAGGTTGGTCTTGGTAAATCTATTTTCAGAAGTCTCGAGAGAGGCAAAGGCCCTAGGTTTAAAGAAGGTACCGCTTTCGAAAGGCCTGTCGACATCACAGGGATTCCTAACCAAAGAGGTGTCGTTCCTACAACTCCAGTTGACACTTTTCAAGTAGGTGGGTTTGTTCAACCGGGGGTAAGGCCTACTAGACAAGCTCCTCAGCAACTAGGAGGGCGAGTAGAAGTTAACTCTGTAGGGCCTGTTGGGGAACCCGTAGGCCCTCTATCGACCCGAGTTCGAAAAGAGACAGACCCTATTGATTCGGCTAAGAGGATTGACGCTGAGGTTACAACCGTTGGAGACGAAGTACCTACCATCCAACAACTGAAGGCAGGGGCTCAGAAAGTAGACCTAGCTCTCACACCCTCAACAAGAAGCTTCCTGAGAGCCTTTGGCGAAAAAGCTGCCACTGTGGGATTTGCAGAAGGAACCACCGAAGTCTTGCAAGAAATAATGCAAGAGATCGCAGTAGTAGCCGCAGACCCTAATAGAGAATTTGATGCAGCGTCTTTGAACAAGAGATTGATTAACGCCTTTGCTGCTGGAGGTTTGGTAGGTAGCACGTTAGGAGGAGGTGCTGGGGCTTTAGAGTTTTTCAACGATCGTCGTAGAGAGCAGAACCCGGAAAAACCTAGTGATTATGTATTCACTATTGAGGCGGGGGAAGAAACTTCAGTGCCAGACCAAGAAGCTCCAGAACCTCAAACACCTTTAGGACTTGAGGCTAGATCCTCGTCTACAGGGCCAACAATAATTCCACCTAAACAGCCTAAAGGCCCTAGGAAACCTTCAGCTTCAAGAGCTACGATCGTACTCCCACCTAGAGGAACTAAAAGTGGTTTTGAGAGATACCAAGACTTTCAACGGGTTCAGACTAACTTGTTCCGAAATTTGAGAGAGAACAAAAACCCACTGGTTCAGTTACGCCTCCTACACGACCAGTTACAAGGAGACCAAAAACAGCTTGTCGCTCTAGCTTTAGAAGAATTGGAAAATGACTCTCTCGCTCTGCAAGGGTTTCACGAGTTAATCTCAGCCCAGCCGGAGACGATTAATGAAGCTGTTATAGCAGAGGCTTTGGACGTAGCAAAGGACGTTTCCATAATTGGGAGGGCTGAAAGTTTTATACGTGAGGAACTATCCAAAGGAGGTTTACTTGTTACTTCAGAGTCGGGACGTAGAGCTAAACTTCTACAAAGCGTACTTAACGATAAAGCTTTGACTAGAAGGAAAGGAGCCCTGTACGAGATAGTTAATGCAATCCTCACGGGGGCTGACCTTAAAGGGGTAAATGAAAATTTAATAGTCCCTATGCAAAACGCTGTGCTTCCTGAGATACAGGCTGAACAGGCAGCGGCTCGAGAAGCTAAATTTGTAGAAGACTTTGCCGTCTTAGCGAGGAGAGAGGAACTTAATAACAGAGTAGCTGAGGGCGTAGCTCGGATACAGTCTGAGAGGGAAAGAGTACAAGCAGAAGCTGCTGTAGAAGCAGAAGCTGAGAAAATTGAGGCTCTCAGGGAGGAAATTCGAGCGGACAGGAGAGCTGCTGAAAAGATCCAAAAGGACGCAAACGAAGCTGTTGCAAGGACGGCCTTTCAAGCGAGGCTTGAAAAAATGTTCAGGTCAATACATCTGGTAAACAATATAGCTGAGGTCGACCAAGAAGTATTTAGGCCTATCGCAGCCGGTATCGCCAACAATACACCTACCGAGGTACGTAAAGATATAGTAGAAGTTTTTAAGAAGGCTTTCATAGCTGCTTCTGATGAAAAAGATTTAGACGCCGCTGTTGAAGTTATACTCAAATATGAGCCTATCCTCCCAGCACAGGCGGTTACTAACTTGTTAACTGCCTTTGAGACTTTCCAAAATATAGCTGACATCCCTACTGAGAAGACCTCGGAAGATGGACTGGTTGAACCTAAGAAAGTGGAAGAAGTACAGGTTGATACGCCGACGAATACGCCGACGAATACGCCGACGAATACGGAGAGGAAAACCCAACCCACAGCAGATGTAGAAGAAGCCCTTAAACCTACTGAGGAAGAAAGAGCCAAAGTAGACACGCCAGAGGCTAAAGCTCCAAAGAAGTTCGAGGTAGGAGATCCGATCATATTCCCGTCTAGAAACGAGAAAGGGGAAGCTTCGTTTTTAATACAAGGTAACATAATTTCAAAAACCGGCGACAGGGCGGTTGTTCAGACTAGGGATAAGATATCTACATACAACGTTCCTATTTCAGATTTACGGGAGGATAAAGATACTTCGGCCTCCCTAATACCTGAAGGAACAGAGGTAAGAGCCTTAGACCCTAGAACTAATTTGCCTGTTACGGGGACAGTAGTGAGGGATTTACAAGGCACTGTGCAAGTGCAAGTAGATGAAGACACTACCATTACAGTCCCTAGAGGTTCGGTACTGACAGCTAAATCAGCTCCGACAAAGTTAAGGAACTATGCTCCTGTTTATAGACCTCTCAACCCAACTAACGTAGAATCTCTTTCCAAAAAAGATCTAAAAGTAACTCCTCTCTCTGTACTGGGGAATAAGAAAGAGGGTCTCACGAACCCGGTTTTTGGGGATGAGGAGAAACCTCACATGTATGCCGTAGTGCTCAATGAGGGTTCAGAGAGCGTAAGGTTTGTTCCCATACAACAGAGGAACCACACTCAAATACGAAAGGCTACTATAGGGAAGGCTGACCCTAACACCTTTATCCTAGACACATTGAAGGAAGACCTCGATGCTAATAACAGAATAATTGATGTAGAGAACGCCGCTAGGAGAGACTCTAAACAGTACATAGCCCCAGTACTTAAGCGTGCTAACAAGCAAGGTAAAGAACTAGGAAAACCCGAGAGTCTTAAAACTATGAGGGATCGAGGGTCTTTACCCAAAGATTCAAGAGTGATCGGGGTTATTGGGACTGATAGAGAACTCAGTTATAAAGATTTGAAAGCTCCTCTCGGAGGGTTTATAGACGCCACAAGCAGTAGAACTTCCACTCAAGGAGTAGCTAAGGTGGCCACCAAACCAAAAATCTCTAAGTCCAGAGAAGGCGTTGAGAGTGATGTAGGTGAGATTTCCCGTGACCCTTCCGCCCCTCAAGGAATCAATCAAGAAGCTTCTTTGTTTGGGGATATAAACGAATCTACCCTCCTAGAGAAAGAAATTTCAACAGACGGAGTTAATGAGACCTTTGTGACGAACGGCCTACGTAGTGTGCGTGTCGAGATGTTTCAATCAGGGTTTGATCCCAAGAATGCTAACGAGGTACGTAACTGGTTAGACAACCACGAAGACTTTCCAGCCGTAGACACTCTAGTCGACGAAGAGCTAAAGAGAGCAACAGCAGAAGGTACTTCGCTCAAGATTTCAGATATTAAGGACACGATAGCCGAGAAAATAGCTGAGAGTAAACTCGGTGACGTCGTAGTCGAACAAGAAGCGGAACCCGAAGTTGAACAAGAAGCGGAACCCGAACCAGAGATAGACCTCCAAGACACGAAGTATAAAGACCTAAACTCTTTTGTGGCAGCGGTAAAGGATGTAGCTACAAGGGCGGAGGATTTCGAGAGCTTGAGTACTGTAAAAGGGTTAACCAACATAGTCAAAGGGCTTATAGCCTCAGTCCCTGACGCAAAGGCTTTCTTCGAAAATTACAAGGCCTTGAAGAACGCATCAGCTGCGTATACCGTTGACAACTCGATAGCTCACCTCCTCCTTGCTAATGATATTGCTAGTGTCCTGAAGGACGAGAAAAAACTACAAGACGACCCAGATACAGTGACTTCTCAAATGCCTGAGTTTAACGACGAGGCCCAGAGAACGGAGAAAGAACTTAGGGAAGATGCTCAGACTCAAGGACAAGATACCTCAGCAAGAGTCCCTGATGGTGTGGGAGCTGACCAGATCTTAAGGGAGTTGAGAAGAGATGGGATGAACCTGTCGCAGGATACACTCTCGTATATCGAGGAACTTTTGAACTTTATAGGCCCCTCTTTGTTTGACGACGTATCTCTTTTGATCGGCAACCGTATCAAAGGTGGGGTTTTTACCTACGCTAAACGACTCGTTGAGTTGGGGATAAACACAGCACGGAACCCAGATACTTTAGTAGATACCTTGTTACACGAACTTTGGCACAGTCTTGAGCCTATGCTCCCGCCTAGTTACGTCCGTAGGTTACAGGAAGATTTTGATAAAGCTCGTGCCAAGTTCTCTAAGGATACGGGTCTAGGTTTTGTTTTTGCAGATCCGAACATAACCAAAGAACGTTTCGATAATTTAAACGAGTACCAAAAGACTTTCTTCAAAAGACAAGAGGATGGTAGCTATGCCTTTATTTACGACAGGGAGACTTATCGTTTGTCGAACTTAGCTGAGTGGTTCGCTGAGAACATGTCAAAGAGGACTTTGAAAGACTTTAATCCTAACAAGGAAACAAAAGGTTTCATTGCTCACCTAAAGAGAATTCTTCAAGGTTTCCTTAAAGCGATCAAAAGAATGATGGGCTTGGACCTGTATGGCGAGATCTTGGATGCGTATCGAGATCAAGCACTTAAGACAGGTACAACTCAGTCCCCTCTTACAAACGATACAGAATCCTTCTTGATCTTTGGAGAGTCTGGCTTCTCAGCTGTAAAGGGGCTTCGTAAGAAAGCTGTCTACAACGGGGAGGTAGACGGACTCCTTAGGTATGAAGTCGATGATAGTAGCTCGGTATATAACGTAGACTTAGTCAAACAGATGTTGGACCTAGCTGCTGAGCTCGACGAAGACGGAAACCGTACAGTTCCTTTCAAGCTCAAAAACTTGTTAGATCACCCAACCTTGTACAAAGCATACCCAGAACTAGCTGAAATGACTCTCACTATCGTAGAGAGTAACAAGACCGGTGGTTTCTTTGCGACAGGTGACCTAGAACTCTTTTCAGAATCAGCAAGACAAGCCCTCCAGTTTGGGGTAGACGGAGAGCTTCCAGCCGATACTATCCGCAGAGAGGCAGCAAAGCAAGCCGCTCAGTTCGGACTGAACCTAATGAGTGTGAACTTCACAGGAGATCCTTTACTAGATCACGCTACCTTGTTACACGAGGTTCAGCACGCAATCCAATTCATAGAAGGTTTTGAAGGGGGTAACAACCACCAAACCGCAAGAAGGTTGATGATGGAAAGGCGCTCTTGGGTTGAAGAGTTCATCGATTCTCTAGAGAAAAGAGCCGGAGAACTTACACAAAGAGGGGGTAATGAGCGCAAATTAGCTAAAAAACTTGCACTTGATGCAGAAATTTTACGCAGAGGGCTGAATGCTGTTGACCAGCTACAAGCTATAACTTCAGGGGTTGCTCCTAAAAATAAAGCTGGGGAGTTGATAGCCAGAGGTTTTGCAGAATCCGCAGCCTATACTCTATACACCTACTCGGCAGGGGAAGCTGAAGCTAACAAGGTAATGGGGAGTTTCTTCAAAGCCTTCAAAGTAAAAGCTCCTACAGAATCTTTCGTCTCTCCCGAAATGGTTTGGTCAGACACTGAGATCAATGCCGACCTAGGCATAGGGCGGAGTGAGACTTACTCACAAAACGTTGCGGCGATCAACGCAATCCGTAAACGGAAAAGGGACAATCAGAAACTTGATATCGAGACGGACATTGCGGAAAAGAATTATGTTCAAGATATCGTTAGGGGTATTATTAACGACATAGGGAACTCTCAAGGTTTCCAAAATACTCTTACTCGTTTAGGTTTGACTGGTTCAAACCTCTTCACAACTTTCCGTAAGTTGGGACTAAGTAATTTAGAGAAGTCTTATAACTCGTTACAAGATTACTTAGATAACGATTTCAACCCACCTCCGGGACTAGCTATCGACCAGAATGCTACGATTCAAGGGCTACCTTGGCAGGACAGTAGAGGTAAAGCTTTAAAGAATGCTTTCTCTGAAATCTCTGATGTGCTTAATAGGACTTCAGATAAGCTGGGGGCTATCGAGAAACAAATAAAGAAGTCTACCGAGGAAGAGGCTAAGGCTATTTCTAAACAGATACAATGGGCTGACCGTAAGGCAGACGCTGAGAGGATCTTAAACTCAGCTAATTCTACCGACGTAGAAAAGAAAAAAGCTACTTCTGAATTGCGGACCTCTGAAAAGAAATTAAAAGAGTTCGCCAAAGACGAGAAGAAAGCTACTAGGAATAGGGAGAGGGCAGAAGCTGGGAAGATCGTCCAACGTAAAGTTGTGAACGAGTTACGTAAAGCACAGGAAGACCTGAGCCGTAAGTTAGGTGTTGTCAAGGATGTAAACTTACGTTCAAAAATCACACTTCCAAACTTCTCGGCCTCAGTAAATACTCTGTTGCAGAGTGGTAATATCCTAGGAGCAGATGCCTACGCAAGAGGCACAAGCAGAGACTACGACTTGACTTCTCAAGGACTGACTCAAGCTGAGATCGATAGACTTATAATAGACTTGAAGCAGCACCTAGAAGCCCGTGAAGCTATTGGGGACGACGCTATGACTCAAGTCTATCGTGAC